GAAATCTGTCCACAACATTAAATCATATTCTATATCAACATATTCTGGAATATTAATTGCATATATTTCTTTTGACTCTTGTGGATTATTTATTGGTATAGGAAACAATTCATCTTCATATCGATTTCTTTTGTTGTACTTTGCTCTATAATACATCTGATTGCCGATGCCATCAATTGACACTGGTCTATTAGTATCAAGTTTTTTAAGTTGATCCCGTTCAGTCATTGTATTTCTTTTCAACACAACCAACGGAGATTGAAGCATACCCTTTTCATCTCGCAAATATCCTAAACGTCGTACACTATCCCATTTCTCTCCATTTGCAAAAATTACCGGTACATTGATCAATTCATTGTTGTGAGTAACTTGTGGTTGTATTTCATTTTCAACAAACCATTTCATTGCAAAGTCTATATCATACAATGTACGACGCGGTGTTCGAATTACATCATCATCTCTTCTGATCTGTGTAGCTCGGTTCAATATCAAATCTTCTCTAGGTGTTTCAGTTCTAGATGGATTTGGTTTATTAGTCTTTCGATCAATATTTTCTCTGTTATATCTTGGCATCAATGTCCTTTATATGTTTGATCGTTAGTTGTTCCACCATAACGAATATTGCGAATATTTTGTGGTGTTTGTCTTGTTGCATGAGCATCACAAACAATTGATACGCTAAATCCGTGGCTGTCGCCATTCTGCCAAGTTTCTGGATTCTTACCAGCTAAATACTGATTTGCATCAACATTGTCTAATTCATAATATTCATTGTCCCAAAATGCAATATCTCCAACTTCTGGATAAAATCCTGATTTTTCTGCCGTATCTCTTGATATTGCAAATTGCAATGTTCTTGTATAATTATGCCCATAATCATCATGACTTGCATTTTTACCTTCTTTAGTAATAAGTGCAGGAATAAGTATGGACTGATAGAATGACTTTTTATCTGATTCGCCGTACAAGTTAGAATCAGATTCTTCTACGATAAGTTTGTAGAATTCAATTTCAGTATCAACAACCTGATTCATTATCTCTGAATTAATTGATGCCATAAACTTTGCATCTCGTTGTGTACCGAATAATGCCATTCTGTTATCCTATGTATATCTTTGTTGGAACTTTCGATAAAACATTCATTGAAGCTTCATCTTCTGTTGCTTGTCTTTGCAACATGCTCTCTCGTGTCATTTTATCTAAAAATTCTCTTAATTGCGTAATCAAATCACTTTTTTCAGAAGCTGCTTCGGAAATCAATTCTGGTCCGTTAAGTGTTACTTCTGAATTTGGAATAGGTACTGTGCTATATTTGCCTCGTATACGACCTAACATTTCTTTTACAAGTGCCAATCCATACCTAAGGATCCACGCACGCCCCATATCATTAATTGTACTGTATTGTTGATAATTATATGGTATATTAGATGCGTCCGAAATCACACCGTTTAAAACCGCCGTATTACCAAATAGTAAGGCGTCTTTTGCTTTTTCTTCTTCAAATAAAAATTCAAACCAGACTTTATCAAAATATGGCGTTGATGCATTTCCTCGTTCTGTTCCAGGCACCGGATATATGATAATGTCATCGCCATGAATTTCAAATGAGAAATGTGATTTTCTAATACGATCATTAAATTCAATTGCTTGTATTCTAAGCAAATCAGAATGAATTGGCATCATCATGAAGTTAACTGACGGAGACATTCCTCCAAAATCAAATGAATCTAACAACTGTTGCGAACCTAATCCTGTTCCTACAAATGGATCAAAATATCTGATAATTGCTGGAGGGACTGTATGAACAACTCTTTTAATTTCAATTGATGATGTATTTGTTAATTCAATACCTAATGATGCAGAAACTGCTTCTCTGATAGAATATTTTTGTACGCTTGAAGTAACACTCAAATATGCTTTATGCCATTTTACATTACCACCTGAATCAGCTTCAGTTCCATACGCTTTAGAAAGTTTAGTAATATATGAAAGTGATGTTCCTACTGCTTTGCCGGTTAAACCTCCTTGAAGATACTGCGAGCCGGTTTGTATACCTAATGTATTAAGCAAGTTATTTGCAATATTAACTTGATTAACTTGATTAGAATATTCAATTATAGCACCTTCAAATGCTGTATAGAAGTTCACATCTTGCAGCTCTACGTCTAATACCGGATATCCTAAATGATTTGCTGCAAAACTTGCAAATTTATCTGAATGCTCTTGAAAAATAGCATCAGAATCAAAATATCCAAATGGTGTCTTTCCTGGGCTGAAAGATGAACTACCTGGCCAAATTATTACGTTTTCTGAATAGTCCATACTGATTCTTTATTAATAAATATCAGTACTGAAAATATCAATATTCGTTTAACAAAGAAAGTACATCATCAAGTGCTGGGTGTCTATGATTGTCTTTTAATATAATCTTTGTTACATATTCAGACCCTTGAAGTTTAGCAACTTCATGTATTGCAGAATCATTTTTGTGCTTTAAATCAATTTGTTGCATATCACCACACAAAATCATTGTTGATTCTTTACCTAACCGAGACAATACCATTTGAAGTTGCTGCTTGGTTAAGTTTTGAAATTCATCAATTACAACAATTGCATCATCAAAAGTTCGACCACGGAAATGGGTCAATGATACTAATTCAATATTTTCTTCTGATTCCATTTTTGCTAATATGTCTGGTTTGTTATAAACCTTTCTCATATTGCTTCGTATTGGAACTAACCACGGCTCCATTTTTTCATCTAATGAACCTGGTAAGAACCCATTATCTTCATTTGATACTGTTGGTCTTGTTATTACGATTTTGTTTATTTGTTTTTTGAAAAACATATCTAACGCAACTTGTACTGCTAACAATGTTTTTCCAGATCCAGCTTTACCCAATACAAAATTAAATGGATGATTTAATATTTGTTCTTTTGCTCGCTTTTGTTCTTCTGAAAGTGATAATGTAAATCTAACAGGATTCTTGGGCGGCGTTTTTGATTTGTTTGTTGTCATAACTTGTTCCTTAAAACAATTTTGTTAGCGATGTTTCTACTAGTTGAACATCATGAAGTGTTTCAATTTTACCTAGTGCAAGCTGTCGTACTGCTTGATATGATTTTCTAGGTGGGTATGGTGTTAAGATTTTAACTGTAATCAACTCTTTACCGCGTCCTAAATCTTGATCAATACTACACATAAGTACCATGCGAATAGCTCGTATTCTATCAAGTACGTCTACAAGATTACCGTCATAGCGGATTCTCCATTGCATTGCGTATTTAACTCTCGGTGCCGCCATATTATATTGAACCTGTGCTTATCATTAAATAACTACCACTTCTCCATAATTGCCCATTCACCGCAGGATCAGATGTTGGAAGTGATGCTGTATAAAAAAGAATGGTACCTTCTGATATAAATTTATCAGTTACTGATGCATACGAAATTGAAGCAGAAGTACTGGTTAGTGTAGTATCTGTTACGGATGAATTTCCAACTTCAATTCTATCAGCTGAGCCTGTACCATTAATGGTAAAGTCTGTTGCATTGTGTGAAATACTTGCTGACTGGATAGTAACATTATTATATATGTTGCTTATTGATGCAGAAGTTATTGATGCTGTTGTAGATGTTAGTGTAGTGTGAATTGACTCTGTTACTACGAATTGAGTTGCGGAACCTGATAAAAATACAACTGGGCCGGCTGATATAGTAAATGATCCTGAGATTACTACATCTTCACGTATACTTCCAGATAATACCCCGTATAAATCCGAAGCATGACTCGACGAAATTAATCCGCCTGATGCTATTTCTGTTAAATTGGTTGAAAAGACTCCCATCCGTTTCCTTTATTAATAAATATCAACGATTAAAATGTTTTATTAAGTGTAAAAATCTTTGATTGAATTAAACAATTAACATCATCAAATTGCGATGTTATTACTAAAGTATTATCAATTGTTGTATCAAATGATGATGAATTTATAAAACTAAAATTAGTTCCATTAAACTTACCTGCCTGGTCCTCACTATACATAAACGTACCAGCTGATGTTATTTCAGCAGTACCAGCACCACCAATTTGATTTATAGAAAAGTATATTTCCAATTTCCATCTTTTGTTAGATGCATTTGCAAGAGTTAATGTTCCTGTTTCGGCTAATGTAACACCATCTGATTTAACTCTAATATCTAATGAATCACCGTTATGGAAAGTACATAATCCTGTAAGTATTGCATGAAATGCATCACCTTGTTTGAATCCATTTGCAGGAACTGAAAGTGTTCCTACACCACCACCGATTAGATTTTCTTCTACAATACTACCCGTTACTGGTGTTGATGAACCTGTTTGATTAAACAATCCGTAATTGTTTGATGTAACATAGTTTATGTTAGTTGCAGTAGTATATTTAGTAACGCCGCCTTGTACGACAGCAAATAATTCAGTACCTGTTAAAGAACTTGCTGCCGGTAATCCTGATATTGGTAAATCTGCCATTATGCTAACCTTATTCTAGACCCGTCTTCTTGAAGAATATAATCTCCATTTTCTTGCAACAAGAATGATGCTCGAAGAATATCTAATGGCGATAATCCAGCATCAGGTACGGTGTCCCAT